CCAACCACCGTAGTGGCGGCCTTGAGCCCGCCCTGCGCCATCACACAGGCAACGGCGAGGCAGCACTGGATTTTGACACAGCGCCCTTCTTACAGGGACACGTCATCAGAGATGAAGAGCCTGCTCCCGCTTCGCCTGCACACATTTCGATTCTTGCCGCAGTCACATAAAACTGAACGAGGTACGCCAGATTCTCGTATTCACCGAAGACTTCGCAATCAAGCGAGGTGCCCAATTCTCGGAGCTTAATCGGCCACAGCCTTATCTCGCGGCAAGCTACCTATCTAATCGTTATAGATAATACAGTTTTCGGGTGAAATGGGATTAAAGAACTTCGTTCTTGTTGTGCATTGATCACAGGCAAATGGCGCGACTCTCGTAGCAGGGGCCAGCAGTCCCGCAAGAGTCGTCACCGGCGACGGGAGACTGATGCGGCGCAGTAATCCTGAGGGGGCGTAGGGACAAGAGGCCGCAAAAACTGCAGGGCGTTTCCATCGCACCTCCCGAAATTGGCCTAAATCCTCTTCAGCCTAACTACCCGTTCATATAGTCTTTGGTAAATCTAGGTTTACAATCAGCCGATCGCGATTAATCGGCATCAGTGATAGCAAAAAGTAAATCCACAATCCGCCGCGAACCATAAGGGGGTTTGGGCCTGAAAATATCCTTATAATAATATCTTGTGGTTTGATGGATACCGAAAAAAGAGGGAATGGATTACAGGTTACACACACCAATCTCCAATCTATCCGACTCTAACTGCTTTCCAGCAACCGGTCGACTCGCCATCGGGATTAGGACTACCATGTGTAGTGTACGTTCCGCTCATGGTGTCTCCGTCTATTGTTCCCTCGTAAAAAGGGGGATACATGGTCAATTGGTGCTTATCGCCCACGTCGCCACGGTATATGCTAGCCTGGGCAGGGCTCCAGCTGACCGTATTGCCGCTTTGTTTCCACGTAAAAACTGAGTCTGGATCGGTATCTTCTTCATCTAGTAAGGTACCGTCTTCATTGAAGCTAGCAATCCACACCATGTTTTTTTCAATATGTCCATCGCATCCCCAATCTCCCTGAATTTTCCATTTCCCGACAATGCTATTTTTGGAACCCTTCGTAGAAGATTTTGTCTTCGTAGAAATCTTTGCAGAATGCTTTGAATCTTGTTCCTGCACTTTCGATAAGCGGATAGTATAAGTTTGGTCGTCTTCAATAACTTCAAGCACATCGTCTACAGGTATGTGTCCAAATGCTATAGCACGGAGGTGCCATCTTCCAGAAACTCCCGTAATTATAACACGCCCGTTACTATCGGTCGTATGCTCAGAATCGGTACCCAAACCATCTTCGCATTTGACCTCTGCCCCTTTTATGAGCAGGTTGCTGTCTGGTGAGCTATCTCTAGCCTCTCTGACGTAAAGTGTCAGCGTAACCTCAGATGGATTCACCTGAGATGTGAAATTTTTGCGCTCTTGATTGACAAGCCGTGCCTTGCTGGCTGCGAACCGTTCTTTGATGGAGAGAGAGCTAGACTTTGCGCTCGTGGATGAGGTTTTCTCATCATCTTGGGCATCTACCATCTGCAAGAATGCATTCTTAGTGCAAGATCCGGTTATTTCTTCATCCCAGTTATTGGTTTCATATCCGTTTGCAGAAGCCGAGAACGACCAAGTCCCTGGAGTTCCTTTAATTGTAACATAATTAATGCTATCGAAAGTCTGTTCGAAGGTTTTGCCTGCACCGTCCTGCCCGTTAACACGAGCATCAGGTATGATGGGTCCGCTTGCACTTCCATCGCGGACGTATAGTGTCAGCGCAACCTGAGAAGATAGTTGATTGACTGATTCGGGATTAGAATGGACAAGCTCTTGGAGCCGTACCTTGCTGATTGACGCTGCCATCAGTTCCTTGATAGAGAGAGACACAGACTTTGCGCTTGTGGATGAGGTTTCCTCATCATCTGTGCTTGGATTGTCTGCCAAAGCCGAGCCAGTGATGAGATTGGTATAAGTATTTTTACTTGAATCCCATAGATATTCTTCACCCTTAACATTGGCATAATAATCATTGGGTGCCACATGTGCTATTTGGAAAGGTAAATTTTTTACTCCAAATCCATTCAATACATCTATCGTAGCACTGAGACAATTATTTGTAACTACGTTATATCCTCGTTTTGGAAGATCCTTAATTACACTATTTGCGTTACCCGGGTTAGGATCACTGACTTGGATTATCTTGAATCCATCGTAACCGAGCGAACGGAATTTAGCTTCTGCATCCTTCAAATCGAGATTTTGTTCTACCCATGCATCGTTATCTGAGAACGGACTTTGGCCATCTGATGCCCCAATTTCTGTTCCCATAAGTCCTTTTTGATCAAGCACGACAGGAGATCCTCCGCTGTTTTCAACTGCACCTATAGTCCATGTGCCATCGTCATTCTGAAAACCAACTCCTACATGCCCAAGACTTCCTACCGCAGTTGTCCGAACAGCAATAATAGCCATCCCATTTGGTTGACTACATACAGGTACAATCTCAATAGAAAGAACCACGAGGCAAATTGCCAAAACTATATTACGATATGTCATGTTTCATCCCTCCAAGACTTGCTCATGATTGGAGGATCTAACGAAAAGGCTTTGGGTAGCGAATTCACTCACATCGATTGGCTAATTGTTGTTGCGAGTTAGCTGATATTTATCCAGGCATCAAGTGACATCGACTGAAACAGTACCTTAACAGATGCGGTATGATCCTATTTCGCTGCCTCACTTTGCCCGGCCGAGGGTGCGGGAGTAGTTGCCGCAGATGAAAAGAGGATCTTGTAGCGCTGCAATTCCAGGTGGCTGTTCAGGGCACCAGCCAGCAGCTCCACGGGGCGACCAGGACGCTGAAGGTTTCGGGGAGCAAGGAGACGGTCGGGTGGAGATCGATATCGATGATAGGATATGGGTGGATCTGGGGATATCAGGGCGAGGCAAGGGGGCGGGGCGAAAGTGCTGGTATCCAGAAACCATGTGCCTGTGATCAAACGCACAACTAGAACCAAGTCCTTTAATCTCATTTCATCCGAAAACTGTATTATCTATGCCTGGCCCAGCAACCTCTCCAGATCAGCTATTCGAGCCATTTCCTTGTACTTGTTTCCGTTGCCGCTAAATGCCATTTAGGGATTTTCAGCCAGCTCATCTCGCCACCGGGATGGGAGACCTGGATGAATCCCATACTCGCGGGAAATCTGAGCCACTGGCTTGCCGCTTTCAAGCTCAGCCACTACGGATATCTTGAACTCCCGGTCGTAACGTCGTCTCGTCTTCTTCATGTGCACCCCTCAATTGGGCATCATCGCTTAACTCATTGTCTACTCGGAGGGGTCCAGTCCACCTGCCACTTCGGGGGCTTTCGAACCGCTGCCTTCCCAATTAATTATACCACTATCTCCGGAAGCAAATTTTCCTCCAGGGTGTTTATTTGATCCTTCTAGGTTCATCCATATATTGTGGCTATCAAAATTCACATGGTAAAATAATTTAAAATATAAATCAGGATTTTCTTCCATCATCTTAAACATAACATCTATTATTGAATTAAATACCATATTGCCTAAAAATACTTCGGCATATGCATGGCAACCATCATCGCCACAACTATGGATAATTCTTGTTCTACCTCCAATGGCCTCTATGAGAGATGCCACTAGAACTGCCGCATCTTCACAATCGCCTACACCTGCACACCCTGATTTCTTTCCAATTTCTATAGATTCAGACGCGGAATTTATGTATTCTGTGTTGCTAGGATCGTTTACATAGCGCCACTCACTATTCACATAATTAGCAATCGCAAAAACTTGTTCTATCGAGTAAGACCCAGGGTATTCAGATGCAATCTCAAGAGCTTTAGCCCGAACTACAGGATTGTTTGGTTCAACTTTCTCATCATACTCTTCTTGTCTTATGACTGTAGTTGAGATGGGCGGGATATCATTGAATTCCTCTGTATTGGATAGGTCAATGACGGCCTCATTGCCACCATCACTCACACAAGCAAGCATTGGGATCTCAAGTTCTCCGTTTCTTACTTTTTTAATATCCTCTTTTGAATAAACATTATAATACCCTCCTTTTCCTAAATCGGTATAGCATCCATCCATTGATGCCGAGACGACAGCCATATTTATCAATATGATTACACATACTAATTTTCCTAGAGCATTCATTGTAATGGCCGTCCCAATTTATCTATTATTTTCGTCACTTCAGAACATCCCACCAATCTTTTTTATTCTTAATCTCACCCTAGCTTAAAGATAGCGGTCTAATGCTTTTGCAATGGCTTCAAAGTTAATTCAAATATCCAAGTGCCTATTTCCATACACCTAGGCTAACGAAGTACATATAACCTGTAAACCTACCCTTCAATTTTTTGGAGCTTCAAGGCCAGAGAATAATTTATAAATATCTTCTTCGATTGTAAAGGCCTTATAGTGCGCGGCGAATTATAGGGTGATTTCTAAGTTCACAGATAACAATTAGTCGGCATTGGGCAACTGTCGTAAAATCATTCCATAGTATGCTGGAATGGCCAGGTAGGCAGAAGCGGATTTAGGCAGATTTGAGAAGGTTGCAACAAGACAATATGGATAACATTTAGTTAGCATCCATCTCCAGAAAAATTCTATGGCATTTTTATCATTTAGATATCAAATGTCATAAAAAGCATCGATGAAATTACAATTCGCACCTAAAACTATGAAATTTTCAAGTATTTTCATGGTAACTTATTAGATTACTAACGCAGTGAAATATTCCAGACCGCAGAGATGACACCCGAAAGGCCCTCTCTCCAAAGCCCCCGGGCGGCCTCCTCTCCGCCCTACCACCCAGGGCACGGTAGAACGCCAAGATACTCGCCTCCTGGGCATCCTTGGGCCTCGGATTCTGCTATTTATATAAAAATATGTCACCACCAGGCACCGCAGGCACCACAGAAGACGCTCTAAAACCTCCCTCGTGATACTTCCGCCGTCTCCTTTCCGCCTCCCGGAATACGCCCATGGCCTGCCGGGCCGTCAGTGAAAGGAAAAAGAGCAAAGGAAAAAAGGTCAATCGATAGGATCGTAGTCGCAGTCTTTTCTATCTTTTTCGCAGTCGTTCTCCCAATCTGCCCTAGCATCTATGATATCTTTCCTGCGAAGGGCTGCAAAGGCCCTTTCTGCCAACTCCATTTGGTCTGCGATGTCTTGAATCCAAAGAGACAAAAATTTCATATTTACCAGTTCTGCGATGCTGGGCGATGTGTGGGTAGATACCACCTTTTCAACCAGTTCGTTTTCTGATGACATTTTAATTTTCCTTCTGAATAGATTTATGGATATGTAGCATCAGGCTCACGGTGACCATTCCCTGCGCGCCTATCTTTTTTCGAGCGAGCTGGAAGGCTGCCTCCCTATCTCTGCGAGGAAGGCACGCAAACTCGTCATGTTCTGGCTGCTTGTAGTTCATTTCAACTCCCCCTAATCCCGTTCCAATGCATTATGGAGAGATCCCGGACGGCCACAAAAATAGATGGAAGAGCCTTAAGCCGTAGCAGTTGCACGCGCTCTCCCCTCCGGAAGCTTGCCGGTCATGACGTACTCCACCGCCTCGCGGGCCTGCTTGCTGGCCTTCAAAACCCATTTAGGATTATTCTGCAAAGCCTTCAGCCAGGAGCCAATATAGGCCGTGGAGTTTTGCAGGGTCTGGGATGTGTCGAGGGCGGCAATCTGGCAGAGGAAGGCGGCACCCATCTCGGCAGTGAGCTCCTCCTGGCTCCTTACGTCCTTGCCTATGTGGTAGCTGCTGACGCTATCCCGGCAGAGCCTGCCAGCTCCTCCCGTCCAGTGGGTCAGCTCGTGAAAGGCCGTGGCGTAATACTCCTCACTGCTCTCGAACTGGTCGAGGGCAGGCAGAAAAATCTTATCGCTATGCGGGAGATAATAAGCCTGCTTTGTGTCGGTTTCGATGCAGGGGCCTCTCCGCCGTAGTAGCTCCTCAGCGCCGGGGATCTGCTGATTATCCCTCTCCACCGGCACCTTTTCCGGCAGGCCTTTGGTCTGGCACCAGTTGAAGACGGTGTAGTATTTGAGGAAGTGAATGGGCCTAAGAACTACTTGCCCTTCCTTGTTTGTCTCTTCCTTGATCATACGATCTACAAAGACGATTGGCGAGCCCTTCTCCCCGGCCCGGATGGAGCCTCCCATCTTCTGGGCCTGGCGGAAGGTGAGCCAGTAGGGGCTCTCGTAATTCGACTGCAAGAGGAGGGTATTGATCCCTTGATATTCTTTGTTGGTGGCGTAGGATGTCGGGCCGTTGGAGGTCCACGGCCGGCGCCAGGGAATTATTCCACCCTCCAGCTGCTTTAGTATCTGGCCGGTCACGACCTCGAAGACGTCCTTCATCTTGCCAGCCTCCCGGATTTGGCTTGCAGCTCACCCAGGATGCAATGGGCCAGTCTATCGGCTATCTCCTCCTGTTCGGAGAGAGAAAGCTTGAGGGCCTCCTCAAGGATCTCGGCAGGGCTCAAGGCTTCCACCTCCTGACTATATCCCGGTGCCTGGGAGCCTGGATCCAGGATCTCCACCACACGTCAAGGGCGACAAAGGCCACGGTCACGAAGAGCAGGCCAAAAAAGAGTAGATCAGTATCAACTAATTTCTGCATTTTCAATACCCCAGGCTGACGCAGTAGCGGTGCTCCTCCCGCTCAAGGTCCTTGTATTCCTGGCATTCCCACTGGCCGGCGTCTCCCAGGGCTTTTAGCCGGGCCTGTATCTTTTCCAGCCTGCGGGCCGCTTTGCAAAAGTTTTTGTAGTCCATGGGGTGGAATTCATGCACTCGGTGGGCGGCGTAGTCGTTCTGCAGGTATTCTTGGTATTCTTTGACCCTCTTGGAGTCGGCCAGGGCCGGGAGATTTTCAGGCTCTTTCCGGCCGGCTTTGGACTGTTGAGAAGGGGCCTTCACCTGACGAACCTCCCGGCGGCTTTCTGAGCAGTTCCCGTTTTCTCGCAGGGCGACGAGTTCCGGGAAAGCGGCTTTAAAGTGCCTGCACTTTCCGCGGTAGACAAAGCCCTTGCAGGTGCAGCCCTGCGGCGTGACACGATAATAGAACTGGCCTGTAGAGCTGAGCACCAGTGCAATTTGCTCGTAAGGGGTCTCAGGCATCTTTACCATGTCAGGCTTGGCCACTGTGGCCCGGCCGGTCATAATCTCGACCAGGGCTTGGACGAATCTAACCTCAAACATTCCTTCGCTGGCAGCGGGCGGCAGAGGCAGCTTTGCCTTTATACGCTCGGCTTCGGCCTGGGCACTGGCCGCCATCTGGTTTGCTGCCTGCTTAATCCTCTGCTGCTCGGCAAGCATATCTTGAACCATCCAGCTTGCCTGCTTTTCTTCTGCTTCAGTCATTTTTCGGACCACCTAAAGTTCTTAATATATACCCTACTTTTGGACTTATAAGTATTGCGCTTGCGCAAACGCTTGCGCTTGCGCAAAAAGCTATTTTCGGACCTGACAGAGGCCAAAATCGATAACATGCGCGACGAAGAGAGCACTAAAATCGTTATCAACAGACATCATACACAGAACAAGAACGGCCACATGGATGACGCAGAATAGCACGCCAGGAATGGGCCGCCCTAAAAATAATTCTATGGCACTTTTTAGCATTGCGCATATAATGTCATAGAACAAATCCGGCCCGATGGCCGACCCTCCAATCAACCAAGGCCATCTCGCCCGTCCGTCCCCGTCAGTAAACCCCACGGCCTGGCCTGGGGTTTACGTTAATTCCCACAGCGACGAGCACGGACCCCTACTGGTTGGGGTCCGCGCGCAGGAGCGTGCCTACTCGCATGCCATGATCAACCTAAAAGGAAGCCGTACAGGAAAGCTCATGCCCCCTGATAACTGGCAGAGTCCCTGTGCCCCCTGGATTGCGGAGCAAAAAGCTCCCGCCCGGAAACGTCCTCGAATCCAAGCCTTCCCGGCGTTGAGGGAGCCCCACCCTCCCGCGCGTTTTACCGCGCGCGGCACCCCAGAAGAAGCTCAAGCAGCAGCATTTAGGTGGAGAGGCCCCAACTGGCCCTGGAGAGGGCCATCCAGGCCCTCCTCCTAACAGTCCCGCAATCTCCGAAAAGTATATATGCGCAAGCGCAAACGCAAGCGCAATGGCAGAGAAGCGAGAGAAGGTAATTGACCGGATCAACGTCCCGGTCCTCGGCACGGCCAAACGTGTCCTGAACGAATTTCAGGAAACAAGAAATTACGGCTCCCAGAGCGATGCTCTCAGCGACCTGCTTCTGGACTACGGAAGGCTCCAGGAGAAAGTAAAAGAGCTTGAAGCCCAGCTTGCCGAAGCAAAGAAAGAGTGATGCCATCAGCTAATGCCTTAAAATTGCAAGAAAAATATATTGCAGGATGCAAATGTCTAAACCACTTAGCGCCTACGTCCCCTGCCTCTACTGCCGGAGGGGGCCGAGAGGAGACGACCCGGACCCCTGTTCCGGTGTGCGTCACATCCGGTCCTTGCAGGCCGGCGGCTGCTTCCTGGGAGAGGTCACGCCGGGAAAAGAGGCGCTCCACGCCAAATTCATCAAGACCCTGGAGGTGAAAGCCTGAAGATCGAGCGCAGGGACGACCCCCAGACCCAAGAGCATGTGATTACGATTACCCTGACTCGGAAAGAGATGGTTCGGGCAAGCGACGAGATGACCCCGGCTGAAAAAGAGACCACCTATCTCATGAGCCAGAGCCCATTGCCCTCCACTCAAATCTGCTCCCTGGTTGAGATTGTATCCGCCCTTGAGAAGGCCGATGCCAAGGCGGCCATGAGCCAGGACGCCCTAATGGATGATGAGGAGAATCAGGATGACCTCTGAGCGACTGATTGGGGTCCGGCGCGCAGGAGCGTGCCTACTCTCACATCCTCATAAACCTGGAAGGAAGCCGTACAGGAAAACTCATGCCCCCTGATTGCTGGCAGAGGCCCTGTGCCCCCTGAATTGCGGAGCGAAAAGCTCCCGCCCCGGAATTGCCGCCGCATGAAAGGTCCCCCGTGTATGGGGTTAGGGGAAGCCCGCACGGCGTGTGAGTGCGCCCCAACCTTCCCGCGCGTAACACCCGCGCGCGGCACCCCGGAAGAAGAAGCTCAAGCAGCAGCAGTTAGGTGGAGAGGCCCCCACTGGCCCTGGAGAGGGCCATCCGGGCCCTCCTCCTAATCATGTAGTAATCTGCATAAGTTTAAATATCTAGCTAGCTTTTATAGTTAGCTAAAGCTAGGAGGTTTTAAAAAATGGGAAGAAACCGGCTATCCGTAACTATTTCAGACGAGGCCAAAGAGGTCCTGGTAGGATACCAGATGGATCACAGGATCAAGACAAGAGATGATGCCACAGAAGCCTTGCTATTCGACTATGAGAAACTCTCGAAGAGGGTAAAGGAGCTTGAAGCCCAGCTCGCCGAAGCAAAGAAAGAGTGATGCCATCAGCTAATGCCTTAAAATCACAAGAAAACCGATTGCAGGATGCAAATGTCTAAACCACTTAGCGCCTACGTCCCCTGCCTCTACTGCCGGAGGGGGCCGAGGGGAAGCGACCCGAACCCCTGTTCCGGTGTGCGTCACATCCGGTCCTTGCAGGCCGGCGGCTGCTTCCTGGGGCAAGTCACGCCGGGAAAAGAGAGGCTTCATGCCAGGTTCGTCAAGACCCAGGAGGTGAAAACCTGAAGATCGAGCGCAGGGACGACCCACAGACTACAGAGCATGTGATTACGATTACGTTGACTCGTGAAGAGATGGTCCGGGCAAGCGACGAGATGACCCCGGCTGAAAAAGAGACCACCTATCTCATGAGCCAGAGCCCATTGCTCTCCACCCAAATCTGCTCCCTGGTTGAGATTGCATCCGCCCTTGAGAAGGCCGATGCAAAGACGGCCATGAGCCCGGACGCCCTGATGGATGATGAGGAGAATCAGGATGACCGCTAAATCCCGCTGCCAGAGCGAGGAGTACAGGTAGATGCAGGCGTTCTTTGTGGCCAGTGAGGAGGCAGACGGCCTTTATGGTCCCTACAGCAAGCCGGTTGCAGACCGGGTTTTGAAGATCGTTCGCATGGCCTCGGACGAGACGGCTGAGCTTGAAGTGGCTGAGGTCGACATGTTCGGCGAGCAGCTCCAGAGCGGCCTTTTGCCCTTCAAGGTTTGTGTGGTTGTGCAACAGGGCAAGGTACAGGATGTGGAGGTCTCGCTCTGCTGGCCTCCGGTCCCGGAGGGCATCCTGGTCGAGCGAGAGGACTACAGGGAGTACTTTGTCTGGGCCCGGAACCAGAGCGAGGCCAAGACCAGATTGGCTAGCCTGCGAAAATGCCAGGCTCCGACAGCCGGCGAGGCAGAGGGAGTGGAGATGAATGAAAGCTAAGAGGCTGATCTAATGCACTACCCAGAAGGTCCATTCTTTTGCGACATCTGCGGCCATGGTTTTAAGTATATACATATAATTCGAGTGGTACATAATGAGAATTTCACCCGGATAATCTTACAGCTTCATTGTCATAACGAGAAAGCCCACGAGGTTATCCCTCATCTGGTCCGAATTTCGGTCCGCGTTGAGAACCTTATTGCACAGGATCTTGACGGACAGGGATGGATGCAAATTCCAGAGGCTGCAGTTCTCAAAGATTTCGATTACTATGAAGAAAGAAAACAGGACGATTTGATCGATAAAATGGGACCCTGCTATAAATGCATTGATAATTGTCGTGACTGTCCGGAGATGCCAAATGGACCTAAGGCAAAAGAAGAGTGAGGATGTGTACGCTTCATGAGAACAGATCCTGCCAAGTTGGCAGATAGCCCTGAGATAAAGGAGATGCGTGCGAAGGCTGACAAAACCGCAGGGGACATCATGCATGAGATGCTGAAGCGCAAGGAGGCACTGCTGAAAGCGGCACTGGAGTACAATGCTTTTGCCAGTCAGTTCAGCCAAGAGGCCGTAGCAATCGACTTCAAGACCGGCTTGCGCGGCCCGTTCTGCAGGATCGCCCTGACAGAGCCAGGGATGTCCCTCGATACGGCTGCCGATCCTGGAGAGGGATAGCATGAAGCCCATTGACCTCACAGAGGAGGCTAAACGAAAGCTCCGAGAACGGGATGAGGCAATCTCTGCCTTATTCCCTGCCCCGGACCAGGCCCGCATACGAGAGATAGTGAAAGCCGGCATGAATGAGATGATTGGATACCAACCTGACCCAGAAGAGCACGAGATCAGCATCCACCCAGGCCCTGGCACTTGCTGCCCAAAGATGCTGGTGAAAGACGGCATCTGCCAGAACTGCGGCCATCTATGGCCACGAACGATATTGTAGGCTGGCGGGATTACCGGTGGTGCGTGACCTGCTGTGAGACCTGCAACAATTGGACAGAGCACACCGACCTGCTGGACGGCCACTGCCTGCCTCACGACATGGACACCAAGCCCGGATATTTTTGCAGGCAGTTTGAGAGGGATACGCGATGACTGATGCCATCTGGGCCCGGAACCAAAGCGAAGCCAAGACCAGATTGGCTAGCCTGCAGAGAAGCCGGGCCGAGAGCCTTCGGCAGAAAAATCATGACTGATGCCATCTTCTCGATCAAGCACCGCTACGCAGAGCGCATTTACAGCGGCCATAAGTGCGTGGAGTTGCGGCGAACGGCTCCAAAGACGCCCATAGAGCGGGCCTGGATCTACGAAACAGCGCCGGTAAAAAAGGTTACAGGCTGGTTTGAGCCCGGCCTGATTTATCCAGCGATGGACTGCGAGGCCCTCCTGGAGAGCTTCGGAGAGGAGAAATGCCTGGGGATGCAGATCGCCGGGACCAAGGAAGAGCGGCTCCTGGCGATGATCGAGGCCCTGGGAGACAAGCCTCTGCATGCAATCAGTATCAAAAGAGCCCAGAGAATACGCCCGGTGGAACTGCGCATCCGGCCACCGCAGAGCTGGATGTACTGCATGAAGACAGAAAAGCTCGGTTAGAAGTGCCTCCGAAGATACCGGCCTGCCGGAGACGGCACCTTTGCACTCCCGGCTATCTCGCCGCAGCCGTGACCACCGAGGAGAGAGGGTGGGGTCCGGGGAGGGGGAGAGGAGGACCTTTTTGAACGAGGATGAGAAGTAGGCACGAGCAGGTGCGTGTTCACTTGGGCCTGGTCCAACCAGCCTGAAGAGAGGGTGACGGTGAGGGTAACAGTCTGCGAGACCACCGAGCCGGCAAAAGGGGAGTCTAAAACCCTTGCTGTGCCCCCCCGCCCTGCACACCCAGCCCTAGATGCGAGTAACTGGATCTTCAGGATCTGGTTTGCGTTCCTTATTCGTCTTCTCCATCTTCCTGCTTTTTCTTGAGCTCTTCTTTTCGTTTTGTCAACTCTTCTTTTCGTTTGGCCAGTTTTGGTATTTTTTCGTTTGGTGGGCGTTCTGTGATCTTAGCCAATTTCTCCCGGTTCATTTTTATCTTTTCTTTCATTGCATCCAGTTTTTCTTTTCTTTTTCCCATCCTCAGTCACCTATCCATATTGCGTTGTAATTGCTAACAACCTCTTCTGTTATTGGATATTCAAGACATTTTGAGTAAGTATCTGATTGTTCTTTGATGCCCAGTGAGTCCAATGCTGCGTCGAAGTAGTACTCAGCTTTGATATATTCCTCCATGGCATTCTGTGCAGCCTGGAGGGCGTCTAGGTAATCTTCGTGATAAGCATCAGCTTCTGCGGCGGCGTTCCGGGCATTTTGAAGGTAGGTTGCTGCATCTGCCTGTAGCTGTGTTGTGTCGTGGGCATCATAGATTGATTCTGCCCTGATATAGTCCTCCATGGCATTTTGTGCAGCCTGGAGGGCAGCCAGGTAAGCTAAATGATAAGCATCAGCTTCTGCGGCGGCGTTCTGGGCATTTTGAAGGTAGGTTGCTGCATCTGCTTGTAGCTCTGTCGTGTCGTGGGCATCATAGATTGATTCTGCCCTGATATAGTCCTCCATGGCATTTTGTGCAGCCTGGAGGGCGTCCAGATAATCTTCGTGGTAAGCATCAGCTTCTGCGGCGGCGTTCTGGGCATTTTGAAGATAGGTTGCTGCATCTGCCTGTAGCTGTGTTGTGTCGTGGGCATCATAGATTGATTCTGCCCTGATATAGTCCTCCATGGCATTTTGTGCAGCCTGGAGGGCGTCCAGGTAATCTTCATGATAAGCATCAGCTTCTGCGGCGGCGTTCTGGGCATTTTGAAGGTAGGTTGCTGCATCTGCCTGTAGCTGTGTTGTGCCGTGGGCATCATAGATTGCTTCAGCCGCATCATAATTATCCATCGCCTCATTTACTATTGCCATTGCTTCCAGGCCATCGTAATATTCGGCTTGATCCAGGCAGGCATTCGCATTTTCTAAATAGGTTGCAGCATCTGCGTAAAGTGAAGTCGGGTCGTATGCATTGTATATTGATTCTGCTGAATTGTACTCATTTAATGCATCTTCTGCAATTTGTGTAGCTTCATTGCCCAATGCAAAATAATAGTCTACCTGGCCCATGCAGTCGCTTGCATTTTGGGTATATGTTGCCTGATCTGCATAAAGTGGAGCCGGGTCGTATGCGTTGTATATTGCTTCTGCTGCATCGTAATTATCCATCGCCTCATTTACTATTGCCGTTGCTTCCAGGCCCAGGCCCTCATAATATTCGGCTTGATCCAGGCAGGCATTCGCATTTTCTAAATAGATTGCAGCATCTGCGTAAAGTGAAGTCGGGTCGTGTGCGTTATATATCACAGCAGCGGCATCGTACTCCGCTAATGCACTTTCTGCAATTTGTATGGCCTGGTTTCCTAAATCATTGTAAAAATCTCGATTATCATAACATTCTATTGCAAGATCAAAGCACTGCTCGGCTTCTAAATAGCATTCATCTGCTTCATCGTATTGCCCGTCCTCATAATACTCATCCCCGAGTGCAGCCCATTCCATCCCCAGGTCGTAATTCTCATCGCCCAAGTCCTGGTAATCGTTAGCCTCCAGATAGGCCGCTTCTGCTTCATCTAGTGCCTCGTTTGCAATCGCACTGCACTCTACCATTATATCCCATTGCTCGGCCTGGATATCTTCGCACTCTGAAGCCGTTGCATTTGCTTCTTCTGCTAATGTTATCCAATCTGCTGCAAGATTGCAGTATTCATTATATGCAATATAAGCTGCATCTGCCTCTCCCTGAGCCTCTTCTGCTATGTTGAGATATTCGTCCATCAGTTCTTGCTGCTCTGCCTGGATGTCCTCATACAGAGATGCCAAAATTGCTGCTTCTTCTGCCAGGTCAAGCCAATCATTGCATAGATCCAGCCAAGATGCGGATTCTGCATATGCTGCCTCTGCTTCATCTAATGCATCATTTGCAATATCTTCTGATTCTGTCATGATTGCTTGCTGTTCTGCCTGAATATCTTCATACTCTGAAGCAGTTGCATTTGCTTCTTCTGCTAATGCGGTCCAGTCGTCGGCTAGATCACAGTAATCTTGATATTCAGCATAGGCTGCTTCTGCTTCTCCCTGAGCCTCTTCTGCTATGTCGAGATACTCCGCCATCAGTTCCTGCTGTTCTGCCTGGATGTCCTCATACTCAGCTATCAGAAGCATTGTTTCGTCAGATTCTGCTTGCCATCCAGCAGCTAAATCGAGATAGTATTCCTCAGACTCAAATGCATCTGCCGCAAGAGCCTGCTGAGCTACTACTATTGCATCGGCTGCATCCATGAGGGCTCGCTGTTCGGCCTGGATTGCCTGGTATTCTGCGATCGCGTCTAAGGCAGCCTCATACTGGGCCTGCCATCCATCAGCAACTCCCCGGTAATATTCCTCAGACTCCAATGCATCTGCGGCAAGAGCCTGCTGAGCTACTACTATTGCATCGGCTGCATCCATGAGTGCTCGCTGTTCGGTCTGGATTGCCTGGTATTCTGCGATCGCGTCTAAGGCAGCCTCATACTGGGCCTGCCACCCATCAGCAACTCCCCGGTAATATTCCTCAGACTCCAATGCATCGGCTGCAATAGCCTGCTGAGCTACTACTATTGCATCGGCTGCATCCATGAGGGCTCGCTGTTCGGCCTGGATTGCCTGGTATTCTGCGATCGCGTCTAAGGCAGCCACATACTGGGCCTGCCATCCATTAGCAACTCCCCGGTAATATTCCTCAGATTCTAAACAATCGGCTGCAATAGCCTGCTGAGCTACTACTATTGCATCGGCTGCGTTCATCAAAAGTTGCTGCTCGTCTAATATCGATTCTTCATTTGCATTTTCGTCTTTTACTTCCTCTAATATTGATCTAAGCGCTTCCAGTTTTGCCCTGCTGATGCAGGTTATCTCAGTTTTGTTCCACGAGCATTTGCAAAGATTGTGAGCTGGCAGCCTGTAAGGCTCTGTATCTGTGTTTGTTGCATATGTTTTGCCCATGTTGTCCAGGCAAGCTGGACATGATCCTGCTTCAGCAGAGCCTTCGTGAATCATTATTGTAATTTCTTCAACTGAGCAGGTCATTATTTATCTCTCCAAAAAATTCTATATCTCTTCAATCATGCCATCGAAGAGAGTCAGCTCCATAACATCCCCCCCGAGTCGATTATATTCAAATGCCTTTCCCAGGATACGCATATTGTACTGTCCATCGTAGGGCTCACTGGTGATGGTGACCCTCACAAAATCGCCTGCCATCAGTGTCCAGTCTGGCAGTGCCCAGATCTTCAGGTATCTCTCATCTCCAATCTGGCTTATGGTCGTATGTGCTCGAAATTCCAATTGCGTATCTGCCATGTTTGTTCTATATGGCACAAATTCTTTGTAAATTCCACCCGCAAGTGGATCATCCTGGCCAAGCGCTTTCAGGCGTCCCCATCTCTTGGGTGCATACAGAGTATAGTCTATGATACTTGCCGAGCCACGCAGTATTATTGAATCGAATCCGAATTTTGTATCATCCATTGTGCCGGTCTCGAAATCAATGAGATCTGCCTCGACGTAAGTTTTTGCAGGCGAGTCATACCACCCGTTGTAAAGTCTGCCCATCGCTGCATCAAGATTCTGGTCTCCGTCTGCCCGATTTGTGAAGCGGAATTCCAGGCCCTGGTTATCATAGAGCCTTGCAAACGTAGTCCAGATCCTTTCGTTGGGCACATCCATTCCAGGATCAATCAAGTTGTCTTCTGAGAGGATCCCTGCTTTTAGATGATTGTTCTTCCATCCAATTATGTAGCACGGATAATTCTGAGGATCTCCCTCTGGCGCAGCTACACCAGTCCTGACATAGAGTCTTTCTGTATCCCTGAACCACTGGTTAATTGCCATCCCTGCCAGGCTCGCCGCTTTTGTAAGAAGCGTTGCCCCTAAATAAATTACAGGATCTGCTGCAGGAATCCGGGGGGTGTATAGCGCATTCGTGCCCGCCTGTCTCATGCAGTATGTCCCTGCTGGAGAGCCTTCATAATATGACACCTCCCAGCCACTTGAGAGGGAACTTGCCTGGAAGAGCAAGCCTTGGGTGGTTACATCGTCCCCCAACATCTCATCTACAGTAACCGTGCTTGCATAATTCTTTTGGAATGCGTGCCTGTAATTCAACAGTTTTGAGAATCCAGAGCAATGATATTGCTGAGGCAGCCCAGACTTGAATGAAGGTCTCTTGATGCGGTCGAAAAACCCGCAGAATACAGGCATAGTCTGCCCTGACTTATGGACGTTTATTCTTGCTCTCTCATCGATCAACTGGCCATCATAACATTTGAAGCTCAGGCTCTGGTGTCCCCCGAGTGGCCAATCTGCTCGGTATTCGGTTGGATTAAGTTCTATCACCGATGCGTCCGGGTTTGTTACCGTGAATAATAATCCTGTTGCCATTTTTACCTCATGGTGCGACTGTAAAGCTTATAGTCGTCCTTGCATCATAGCTTCCTTTGCCTGCATGTTTCCCATCTATGACATCAACCCGGATACTGTTTGTTCCGGAATCTGCAAGTTTCGGCTTCCAGCGTATCCAATTTTGTGTTATCCAGAAACTCAGATCCTTCCAGTACGAGGCTCCAGGCGGCTGATGCCAGAACTTGTATTGCAGTTCATTTCCATCCGGGCTTGATGCTGTGCAGATGATATCTATCTCGATCCCCGGTGGCTGGGGGCTTGCCAGGCACGCAGCCAGGCTGGTGATTGTCGGCACTGTTCCTATGGCGGCTGCGGCTGTTATCGTGTAACTAGCAGTTGTGCTTTGGTCTGCTGCCCCTTTTGATATGCCTCCCCGCACCTGCACTGTGATAACAGAGGCTCCTACATCCTGGTCTCGACTCCGCCAGGAAAAGCTATTACGAGTCTGCCAACCCGTCATATCTCGGGCTACTGAGCCAGTCCCTGGCCCAGTTACGAAAAAGCGATACTCCAGGCCCTGCGAAGGCGTCGCAGCTGCAATGAATATAATCTCCTGGCCGGCACCCTGGGGGCTGGCAACTGAAGGTGTGAGGGACAAGGTGTAGCTGACTTTTACATGGCAATGTACCTCAAGGCGGCAGCGGAAGGCCGCAATATTTTTGTCAAAGGCTACCTCCCCCTGGACCTTAAGGACCTCGGCACCAGAAAATCCATCGTCCAGAATAGTACGTACTGTATCGGCAATCTGGGCGCAATACTCAGCCCCTCTGTCGCCTGCGGTCTCTTTCCTGGTCCTGATGTCCACGATGAATATTTGGTCTGCAGAAAGGATCTGGCCGCTCATGTTCGATAGCTCGCAGGAGATCTGGCTTTTGGTGACGGATCCATTGATATCTACCGCACTGGCTGAGATGGCTTTGTTCTTGAAGATCTTGGAACTAACCAGAGCCATTAGTGCCGAATTGCCGGTTAATGCTGCAAGCAAATTATCTAGTGGTGTGTAGCCTGCCATCGTTCTCCCTCAAATCATGAACTGCCCTAAGTATGCCTTCCTCATATGTTCCGGTCCCATGCTCGGATCTTTGCCCAGGCCAATCACCGGCCAGGAGTAGCCGCCTCTCGTGATTAGGTCGTCTCTCTCAAGCGGGTCAGATGTCAGAATATAGGCAATCTGTTGCAGCTGCCTGCCCTCTTCAGAGGAGAATGGCCTTACCTCATCGTACCACAAAACAGTAATTTTAGAGTCTGAATAAACTGGATCCACGTTTGCATCTACGCCTGTTTTGTGCCGCCAGATAACAGATTCTCCCATCGAATCCTTGTATGCATCTAATAATCCCATTGAATATTATCTCCCTAAAAATTATGCGTAGTGTCTTGTGCACCAATCAATTATAAACACAAAACATGCTGCTGTTGCCCATTTAATAACGCCCCTGTTATCTAGCCACGAAAAGGCGCATCTCGAAAATTTCAGAATGACTATATTCTTATCAGTCTCATTGATTTGTGCAAAAATCTTATTATGATCTTCTGTATTTGATTCAATTAAGGTGTCTAGGCGGGCTATAATCATCCCTAATGTGACTAATTCATTCTCACTCAGCTTAGTTTCGTTAAGGTTCTCCTCCATGCACCCTCCTGACCTAAAAGCATCAAACTCTTAAAAAAAGTATGATTTTATGTCTCTCATAGTTGCATTTATCTTATTCTCTTGTCCCTGGTTTTTCTCTTCAAGCTGGCGGCTCATAAAAAGGATAACAGACAACAGGCAGCATATTTGTTTTTTCCTGGATAGTCGTCAGCTTAACCCCATTGGCATCTACGACGGTCTTTGTGGCCGGGAGGTCTGTATCATGTAGATCATCCAGGATACTATCCATAGTGTTTACAGAGCTTTGCGATGCTGCCGTCTTGGCTGCATCGTAGTCTGAATTGAGCGCATACCCAGTTTTAGCGGTGACTGACGCAGCCACCACAGCTCCACCACCTAAATTGTAGGTGCCACCGTCGCAGGCAGCCTCCAGATTGTCTGCCGCGCCTGCATCAGTACTAATCTGCTTGATATTGCAATCAGGCAGACCAGCCGTGGCCGGGGCAGCCCAGGCAGTGTCGAGGAGCTGAACTACATCTACCTGCAATTTATCTGAGGAGAAGAATGAATCAAACACATTTGCCGGGAATACCATGAAATTCTCCCATACTGGCAAAGCGCCCGATTTGTGAATCCTGGCTCGAAGATGGCCCAAGGTTGCCGTGTCCGTTGTGTCAAGTGGTACATCATAATCACCACCCTCATCATGTGTCGCCCCTGCGCTATTATGACTTTGTGCCGAATCTCCACCGTTCTTGCTGAGGCGAATGTCTGCTTGGGCAATCGACAAGGTAGTTTCTGCAGTTTTGCCGTCTGTGTCATCAAGGAACGGTCCCGCCTTCCAGGTATATGCGGTCGATTGCCTTAATGGTATCACCTAATTCCACCTCCGGATATATTGACTCATAAAGACTGGGATAACTATAGCGGAAGACCCCTCTGAATATACTTCAGTTGCAGAGAGTACTGTGATTCCTTGGCTATTTAGACCACCCATACAAATTGCATTTGATGAGCTGCCGCCTCCTGCTAATTGGTATCGTCCAGTTAATAAATCGCCACCATTTGCCCAGGCAGTGCCGTTATATACCTCTGTTTTTTTGGTTGCTCCATAAGGGGACCAAATCATGCCAGCTGTACAAATTGCATCGGTAGAATTGCCGCCTCCTGCTGCCCCCTCTCTCCCTACCCCAAGGTTTCCACCAGTTCCCCAGGCAGTGCCATTATATTCTTGGGTTGTAATGAAGTCTTCGAGATCACCGGTACAAAAAGCATCTGACGAATTGCCGCCGCTTACGGTATGATATACCTCTGTGCCAAGATCCCCTCCCGCACCCCAGGCCGTTCCATTAAGTTCTTCCGTTGTTACGAGGTAACTTTGCTCTTGATTTTCATCCATCAGGTGGCCACCCATACAAATTCCGTTTGAGGAGTTACCGCCACCCGCTGGACGCTGTCGTTTTGATGCTAAATTAGGACCAGAACTCCAGGTAGTGCCATTATATTTTTCAGTTTCTAGAGTCGGTTGATAATCATTTGTATCTAGGCCACCCATAACAATTGCATCAGTTGAGTTGCCCCTCCCCACAAATTCAATCCGTACTATTGATACATCACCGCCAGAACTCCAGGCAGTGCCGTTATATTCCTCAGTTTTAGCAGTATCATCATAAGACCCATCCATGCCCCCCATACAAATAGCATCTTGGGAATTACCGCCACCTCCCAGTTCCATTCTTGCGGTTGCTAAGTTTGCTCCCGCACTCCATGTCCCTGTCATTTCAGGCACCACGGAGAAGTTTCTTTGATCTTTCGACTAGCTGTTGTGGTAGTTTGATATTGCGTCTCTCGCATTCAGCAAGCATGGTCCTAGCCTGGGCTATGACATTTATGGCCCCTCCTACGTCATTTCCTGCTCTACAGGCCGCTGGTAACTCCCAGAGATATCGTAAAGTAAGGCCCTTCAATTCATCTGCGTCTTTATCATTGATATCAAAATCATCGGACTCAGCGAGATCCTCCTTGATTTGGGACCACATTTTTAACTCTCTGATACGTTCTTCGCCGTCCTTGCGCATCCACATAAGTTTAAACTGGAGCCTGTCCCTCTTTACTTCTAGTTTCCTTAGTTTAGAGCCTTCTGCCTTACTCAATTTAATTAGAACTTCGTCTAGCTCAATATTAGTAAGTCGATAATTAAATGAGAGTCCCATGAGGTTTTCAAACATCACCAACTGCTCGCGTTTTGCTTGATGATATTTGCTTGCCGCGGTAGGGTGTTTGACATCATTTAAAATACTGAAAAGGGCTTCAGTAGTTGTCCTGTAGATTGTATGGCTCTGGATGGCCGTTTCAATCTCTGGGATCAGCCCTTGTAGTGAGATCTGATCTTCTTTGGAGAGAACACAACTTTCTACAATATTCTTTAGGGCGTCTGACATAATCTACCAATCCTCCGCCACCCAGGCAAAGTGTCTGCCTACAGAGACCGTTATGTGAAAATGAGTGGTGTCCACCGTTCGATTAGAAAAAACGGTGGACTCCCCGACATCAAGGGGAATCAGTTTAAACTTCTTCGGTAAAACAGTGAAGCCATGGCTGATCTCCTGGTCGTCCCCGGTGCCCTCCGAGGTGCCGGAGTGGCGCACAATGACCCCTTCGACTTCTTGTAAGAAACCAGCACCGGCATTTATTTGGAGGGCCTTCATACTCACACCAGCACGATGGGGATCTTGTCGGGGTCGAACTTTATTGCAGTCTCGCTGCTCGCTTCACCGACGCACTGGACCATATTGCCTGATCCTGAAGGTGCAGTGGTCGATACTGTGCCTGGTGTGGTCGTCAGATAGTATTTCGCACCCGGAGTGAGGGAAGTTCCTGGTAGCTCGCCATCTAAATAAACTGTGACATCTGCCCCTGCTTCGACAGTGTCCTTTACATACGCCTGTGCCCTCTTAGTGGCGTCTGTAGCGTCTGCCTTATCTGCTGTGAGGGTGACAGTTACCAGATGGATATACACTACATCATTTGCAGCTAGTCCCCCAACACCTGCTTTGCATACCTGAGTCTCAGCGGACACTCCTGCTGGCATCATGTTCTCGTTGAACCTTCCATCTTCGTCAAGACATGCAATCTTGCCCGCGCTACTCGCGCCTGCACTCGTGTCGATTGCCTGCGCTTCCTGTAATATTCCAGCCCCTTTCTTTAGAAATTTCTCAGCTACCATTCATATCACCAAAACTGGTTCACCCAACTTAATGATCAAAGTCGTCCGATTCTTCGCGTTTCCGACCTTCTGCCAGAAACCTCTGCTCGGTGGTGTTCTTGATATCGTTCCGGCGAGGGCCAGATAATAGATCTCGCCTGCATCTAATTCCCATAATGGATTTGTGATCTCCCCTGCGATCTGAATTGTGACAGGTTGCTCTGCAGCTCTTGCCTCTGCCGTGATTCCGACTACAAGCCCCGCATGTGACGGGTTCTCACCATCTGCACAATGACAGGTTCCATCAGGTGCAATTATCACAAATTGGTAGGCAGTCAGGCCACCCGATACCGCAAATATCGAATGGCCCGTCAAGTTGAAGATAGGGGGATCAACTCCCACCCCAATCTGAAATCCTATGGACGAATCTGTCACAGTCACCACAGGAGACAGATTAGTCACTGTGACAAGCGTCACGGCACCACGTTTTCCTTTATGGTCAATTTGCCAACGAACAACGTCTCTTTAATTCCTGATTGATACGTGACCTCACATGCGAAGTAGTAGATGGGATTTGCCAAGGTGGCCATCAGTGTAGCAGAAACTATTATGACAAAGGTTCCTGCAAGGTCATTTCGAGTTATTGTGTAGCCGCTTGATAACTCCGTAATCTCCCCCAGTTTAAACTGAATTAGGGCACCTACAAGAGATATTGCTACACCTTGTGAATCAGTTAAGGCCACGGGCAAGACTAAGCTATTTCCATGATACCTTTCGATGCCGAGATCCATTATTTACACCCCCTGTTGCCCCTTCTGTGTAGCAATTACCTTAATCTCGATCCCAGATACTTTCGCAATATTTTGCGAGCTACAGAGCTTTGCAAGTACTGACTGCCTGCACCTACTACAAAAGTCTCTGATAGTTTGCCAGAGAGAGCAAAAGACTGCACCCCCTCATCTTGTAACCTCTTGCGGCCACCTAGACCAGCAAGATAGATCTCTAACGCCTCTTCGATGCATGCCGATTTAACATCCTGGGGGACTATTGCAAGCCCACTGGAGCTGTTGTAGTCCAGGATCACACCATCGATAATTCGGGGGAACGCCCTTTTCTGATCTAGGATACCAGCAGTTATGCCTGTATCGTATTTTGTGCCCCTAAACTTCCCTGAATCAATAGCCTGGGTGGCCCGGTTCAGGTAAGAGGTCTTCTGAGGGTCTGCTAACGCCAGAAATTCTGCTGCCCGGCCATCCCCTGCTAAGTAGGTTGCCATTTCGGCCAAAGTCGCATAGGCGTCTAATACGGGTGGATTGGCCATAATGCACACCTAAAAAAAGATTATTTGCCGGGCTTTACCGGCTTATCTTCCTTCTCGCCCTTGTCTATCTCTTTGGGATGATCTTCTTTTGCTGGCCCGATCTCATATTTCTCAGGATATTTCCGTAAGTGCTTGAGAGTGCTCTCATCTGAGATCTCCCAGGTTGTCTTTTCGATCTTGTTAAAGACTCGGACTATCTTAACACCTTCAGAATGGCCATAGTGGCTGTGGTTACGTTTGTAGTCGAGAACTTGAGATACTTTGTAGTGTTCAGGAACCGGGCTGACTCCAACGGGCCGCACAGGACCGAGCGGTTGACTGCAAGAGGGACAGCTAGATTGCCAATACCTGCCCGGAATGCAGGCGGGTTATTTCCGGCCAAGATGTTCAGTTTTGGACTTGTTCCCACTGATGTAGCGTTGATAATCACGAAATACCTGTAGGCGCTATCGTAGGCGATATACTTTGTATTCGTGCTCGTGGGAGCTGCACTCCAATAGGCAGTCGTGACATAACTATTCTCACCCGTTAGTGTCCCGGCTGCAGTGAGCGCGGTATCTGTAGCCTGTACCTCTGCCACACCGGCTAGTAGTAAAGCACCGGCTAGCAAAAAATATAGAATCCTATTCATCTTATCCACCTCTTTAGTTGAAGTTGCACGTCATGACGCCCAAGCACGCCGGCTTCACTACTTTTCTGCCGAACACGTACTGCCCGTCTACCTTTCTGGCATACTGCTTTTCCATCGGCAGGATACGAGTATCATCTACCTGAGATGCGAAGGTTATGGCATTCTTAGTGCCGAACAAGATCTTGTCCAGTGTCCCGTTGGTGTTAGGCACGTTGTTGGATACCAGTAGCTCAAATCCTCCAATGTGGCCAATCGAGCCGTTTAAGATTGATGGAGTTGCCACAGTTGGCGCGCTGGAACCCTGATCGTGAAGGTCGTTTACAATTAGTGCCTCCATCTCGGGAGGTATGATCATCCACTTTGGCGTCGCTGCCGGCACCTTGGACTTTTTGAGCTTGGTTCCGCAGTCCGTGATTAACTTGAATATGTTGGAGGCGTCTCCCTTGGTTACGTTGGGTGTCTTGGGGGAGGCATCAGACCCAACCAGATTAGCGGCACTGGCATCGACATAACAAGAAGCCACAGCCAAATCTACTGCATCAGCCAAGGCATAAGCTGCCTCTACGTTGACCTCATCCATTAGGTTAATTTTGGTTTGCGCTTCATCTTTTGTGGGGATCTTGAAGTTATAACCCTTCTGGAAATCAATCGTCAGATGCGTATCTGTATCCGCAATGGTTTCAGGGTCAGGCATATCGACATTATCAACTATATCGAATACAGTAACTCCGCCGATGCCGGTTAGGCGCACACTCTTAGCGTACTTTACGGACCCCTCAAAATTGTGATTAATCACGCCTTCCTGGGCAAAAACTAACACCCCTTGTAGTTGGTGTTGCACCTCCAACGCCACTACTTCTTCTTTAAACGATTCATAAGCCAAAGTACCACCTCACCAGACTCATTCTCTTACTCGTCCTTCTGCTTCTGCTCGCTTAATATCGGCCAGCACTTCTGCAGTTATGGTTCCAGTCTTGCGAAGTTCCCGGACCTTTGCCGCAGTCCAAATTGTCTTTCCCTGCTGGCCTCCATTCTGCAATCCCTGGTTCCCAGCCCCTTGTGCATTTCCTCCAGCTCCTTGTGCAGCCCCGTTACCCTGCTGGCCTTGCTGTTGCTGGCCTTCCTGGGGCAGCATTTTGGCCTGAGCCAGGGCTTCAAGGCTGGCGTTGATCTCTGTAGGAGTCGTTCCGGCAATGTTCAGGAATTGCAGCAGTACCGGGATCTGACCCGATGGAACATTGCGCTGCATGAGGGCCTTCATCTTGGCCAGTTCCAGGTCAGCACCCTTTAGCGTCTCGCCCTTCGGCTCCTCTTTGGGCTTCTTGCCGGCTGCCAGGAGAGCCTTTGCGTCTGCGAGCGGCATTCCGAGCGCAGTTTCGAAGTCTGCTAAACTCATTTTAGCTTCTTTTTGCTGATTCCCTTCTTGACCAGAACCTTGGCCCTGGTCTCCCTGGCCTCCTTGTGCTGCACCTTGTCCTGTTCCTTGACCCTGACCCTGGCCACTCTGACCAGAGCCCTGGCCCCCTTGTCCAGTACCCTGGCCTGAGCCTTGACCTGCTCCTTGGCCTGCTCCTTGACCTGCTCCTTGACCTGCTCCTTGACCCTGGCCACCCTGGCCTTCTCCTGCGTTTCCTTCATTTTCCATTGGCTTTTCTCCGTTCCTAACTTGTCGTATTCATTGTCTTTACTAACAAAAAAAATAGAATTTATGATTTTAAAAATGAGGCTTACAAGATCAGTATGTTGTGGATGCAATTGGGGTGAAATATGCCCCCTGCCCTGGCATCATCCAGAGTAGGATAGCCAGGTGTCTTGCCTGTCAGGCTCACAATCCGCCCCGCCCAATCCAGGCAATTTTCGCAGGTATAGCTTGTTGATTCGTCTGTTATCTGAACTAAATCCTGCTCATGTTCTAGGGCTCTGATTTCAGTTCCCTCAAGCATGGCCTCTCTTGTTACCAGTTGCCCCAGCATTTCTACGTAGGTTACAATATTCCACTGTTTCCCGGCTGCATCTTTGAATCCGGTTATCCCCTGTTCTGCCAGCTTTTCCCTTTGGGCTTGAGCTACTTGCTCCAGGGTGTCTCGTTCTGATAACTCGCCTTTGAGTTGCTCCATGGAGAGAAGTCTAATAACCTGCTCCACTCGGCGCTTAATAACCGAATCGACCTCAACGAAGCTCTCAAAAGCATTGTCTGCCAAGATTTCTTTAGCTTTCTGAAACTGTGGTGTGGCTTCTTTGCTGCCCAAGGATCTGTCCACTTCAGAGGCAGCGAGATCAAAGAGCATTTCGATTGCCTCATCACACCAGATGCGACTGCCGGCTAAGACTTCTTGCCTGATGAGATTGATATTCCGCTGTAAATCTGCCAGCTTTTGAAGATTGTTTGGAGCAATGAGGGCGTTGTTGTACTCTTTTAACAAATCCTTTTCAGCACCCTCGTACATTTGCACCAGGCGCTTTGCTTGGGCACCCGATAATGAGGATTGCTGAATTGTCAGCTTAGCCATTTAACTCCAGAGGAGGGAGCCTGCTCTTCGGTACAATCAGGGCAGCTTGCACACCACGCAGCCTGCCCAATTCTATCTCATAAGCTTCGCTGCCTTCTTTTAGGCCCTGCAGTTCGAGCTTGCGTTCTAATGAGATTGCGCCCATTGCATCCCAAAGTTGTGCTGCTTTAGCGATCTCAATCTGGTCCTCAGGTATTCCGTCCTTGAGCTTGACGTGAATATCTTTGATTGCCACAATGGGAGGGTGCAATTGGGACCACAGATTCAGCACTCTTGGTATTGCTTCCTCTGCAGCTCGGGCATACTTTCCTACCTGGGCCAGGGTGGGGATGAGCCTGAATTTCAGGGCAGTCCCTGATACCGCAGCGCCGGCGTCCTTTCCTGCTAAAAGAACCTTGCTAAGCTGGAGCATCTGCAAGAGCTGATCCATCTTTTGCTCAATGGCTGCCTCTACATGGGCGAGCTGGGCGTCCCAGACCATCAGGCCAGGCGGTACGTCCCCCGGCATTGTAAATATGGGCTCTCCCGGCCGGTAGACCCACTCACCCAGGCCGTGATCAAATACCGTGGCACTCTCCGGGATGATTGGTGTGGGCGCAGTAAACTTGGATTGCACCTCATCCCGTTCCGCAAATGAGATCTCCAGGGATTCGATTAAAGAGAGGATCGATGGCTTGTAATCCGAGCGCCCATAATATCGCTCACTGGAGAGCTGATTTTGCACATGGACCACCAAGACACTATCCACCTCTGGATTTTGTATGCCAAATTCATTAGCCGTTATGCTTGCAAATGCCAGGAAGTTGCTGAGCGGCACCGGTCCCGCTAATTTTGATCTGGCCAGCTCAAATACCAAGTGCTGGATCTGCCCTTTTGAGTGGATCGTGAACTTGATATATTCGCATTCCTTTCCATCAATATTTTTCTGTTTAAATTTAGCAAATAATACAAAATGCGTTATATCCTGAATGTTTGCTGGAGAGACTACCAGATACATATTTTCAGGATTGATAACCGCTATTCCTGTATCTGAAATCTCAAAGGCACCATGACCGTAGCGGCTGGCATCAATAAGGACTTGATCATCTGGGCGTTTGGGGATAACCTTCATGGCCTCGGCTTTAACCTCTATCGGTTCGCCGAATGTGAGGTTTAAATAAGTCGTAGTGGCCAATTCAGGCCAGTCCAGGATGATTACTTGCTTTTTTTCGTTCTCTGCTTTGTCGGCAAGATAAGCAGCATAACGCGGGAAGACCTGGTCATGCAGCCCGTTATAAATCTGCCTCATTAGCGCGTGCTCAGTTATTCTGGCCGCCTCATCTTTATCCTCGGGAGGCCAGGGTTTGCCATCCCCAATAAAGCCCAGATCATTTAGCATTTGATATCTTCCCTGCCTCTTCGATAATCAGTTGGTCGTTCTGTTTGATCTTTTTGTAACACTCTTGACAGCAAAATCGATCTGTCAAGATGGTCGTACCTAGCTTGTTTTGAGTCACACCGGGAAGGAAAGGCACAATTGGCGTGAATCTTATTTCCGCTATCGGTACAGGAAATTCCTTACCGATATCACCAGAACAAATTAGGCACCTCATTCTTAATGCACCCTCCTCTCTAGGTCAGATTTATTCGGTTTCGTATCCAAAACGCCCGTTCTCCTTGGGCGTCTGGAATAGCGGTACTCGCCATACCAGGCAGATAGAGCCAGGCACAAAACCAGGTCGTCATGCTCAGATTCCCGCCATGCTGAATAAGAATCATGGCCAATGGTGTTTATCTTGAGCTTGAGGTTGGTTAATTCTCCTTTCAGTGGCTCGGCTAGTGGCAATGCCTCCGCTACCTTAATTCGCTGTGACTGGTAGATAGCCAGCAGGGCAAAGACCAGATCCCTTTTTGGTACATGGTAGCCCCCAATTACACGAGAGGGCGTATGGCCTGCTGTGATGGTAATTTCTATGACTTCCTTGTTTAGCGCAATCAGGCCGCTAGTGTCAGGTTTCATGAGTTTGGGATTGAACATATCACAAACCGGAGCCCCTACCCCAGTTTTATCAATGATTAGCAGGGGCGGTTCGCTGGCTTGCAGTTCCGGCTTTTTCAGTAGCGCCTCGACCTTCTCCACAATCAAAGGGTACGGCATCCCCCGCACCCGTTCCAGATAAGGTAGCTCATACTCGAATCTGTGCCTCGACTCAATAAACTTCTGATGCAGGATGCCAAGGGCCGTGTAGTCGTTGGCCTGTCCTAGATCCAGGCCGACTAAATAGCGATGCTCTTGTTTAGGCGATTGCAAGAACCTGTACCTCCGATGTAAACGCTTGTGCAACTATGTCATAACTGAAGAGCTGGCTATCCGTGTCTGTGAACTGGTTGAAATATTCCTGTTTCCAGAACAGCTCGGGCATTCCATCGTCAAGCTCCTGCTGCAAGAACTCCCTGGAGATCCTGGGGCACTGGTGGGCACTAATCTCGTACTTCTCCCAGCCTTTAGCTGTGGTCCAGGTGTCATGAAAATGGCCCCGCTTGCCAAAGGGCGTGGACATCATTATATACCGACCACCTGAGACCGCCAACATGGGCGAGACTGAGCGTTTTAAGAGGTCATCCACCCAAGCCGCCTCATCCTCCAGGAGGAGAGTTACGGCAGATTTACCGCGGGAGGTCTTAGCGGACCCTGGCCGAGCAATGAACCTGTTGCCGTTGCTGAACTTCACGGCAAGCTTGGTGTCCGTGTCTAAGTACTCAGAGGTGAGCTCCACAGCTTGGCGGAACTCGTCAAACTTCATCATGAGTTCGCCGCTCTGATCCTGGCTGGGTGCTATGGCCATTCCAAAAGAGGGGCGCCTGTAAATGGACTCATGCAGCCCCAGGGCGGCGCAGATAGTGCTTTTCCCACTTTGCCGGGAGCAGTTGAGAATAATCCTCTTAGCCCTGGACCGCAAAAGGTCAGCCTGCCATGGGTCCGGTTTGATTCCCAGAACCTCCTTAATCCAGATGGCAGGATCGAGAGCATAAAGCAGGTCATCGCTATTTTTCCATTTTATCCTGTGTACCTGCTTGCTGCTCTTTCTGCGCCTCTTAAACGTCATCCTCTGAGGTCCTTCAGAGCCTCAATGATCTTCTTTTGCACCTCTGGGTGGTCTTCAACTGCTTTCAGGATCGCTACCCTGGCCTCCTCCCAGTCAGACATAGCCTGAGCTATGATTCCTTCTGCATCGTCACCTGAGAGCTCCATCTCCAGCTTTGCAGCTTCAAAGAGCATATGCATGCCAATTGGCCAGTAGACGGAGGCCGATCCCAGGGTTAAGGTGTGCTCGGACCCATCCGAGACCTGGAATTTATCACCTAAATTCATCTCCAGGAGTTGCTTTGCTCTCTTCAGACCCAGGTGCAGCACATCCAGAGTCTTTACTACTTCCTCGACTGCCTGGCCTCTGGCCTCTTCATGCTTCTGGGCCCTGATATCTTTGGCATCCTTCACCAGTCCTTTTAATCCCCAGACCGCCACCTTGTAGCGGTTGATTGTCGAGTAGAGGTTAGGGTTCCCCAGTTCCCTAGCTATCGCCCTGGGACTTTTCTTGTCAGCAAATCCTTTCTCGATCAGGTCGATAAAAGGAGCCAGGGATTCGAATGCCATAGATATGTCCTTAGGTAGTGATGCAAAGAAATTCGTGATGCAGAACTGGACTGATGCAAACTGATGCAAAGCCATCCGGCAGGCAGTGACCCTATTAGGCCGACTGATGTACTGATGCAAAATGATGCAAAGTTAAGGCTTGCCCGTTTTAGATGCTTCCCTTAAAATGTGCTGCTCAAGATGGATCAATAGATTGATGTGGTAGAGGATTGCGTTTATTGTCCGTGCTGGCGAGCCGGAATATGCTGCACTCGTCTTGCAATCCGTTTGCATGCTTGCATCACTTTGCATCAATTTGCATCACATCTCGATCTGCACATCAGCCGGTACAGGTCCGTGTCCCATCTCCGTGAACCAACAGATTGGATCAACACCTTTGCCTTGCTTCTTTGACCAGGCTATGAATCCCTGCCTGGTAAGCCAGAGCTGAGTAGTCGTTCTGTAAAGCCTCTCCTGGCCTGCTGGTTTTCTTGTTCCGCATGGTATGATTCTGTCTTCAAGATCCTGCGCTATGCACTCTGCTGCCTGGGCTCCGGTAGGGGATTCTCCGCAGCAATTGAATCCTTCATCTTCATCAGCCATTTGTTAATTCTCCTTAATTTGGGCCTCTCGTCATGCCGGCATACCTGGCCAGGAACTTGATTTGGTTCAGGTCTAGCTTTCGGCCTGCAATTTCAGGAGGCAGAGGATACTGCTGAGTAGGCATGCTTTGCCTTTTCTTCTTCAGCCGGGCTGTAGCTTTGCTTTTAGCAGTTGGTGGGTCTATGATCCCACCACCACTGTAGAATTGAGCTTGAACCTGCCGGAGTGCCACAAGCTAGAGATCTCCACGGGCCGGCTAAACTTACCTGGTGCAAGAACCTTCTCCCGAACCTTACCATTTCCAGAGGCCGAAAAGAATGTAGTTCTGGTCAAATTCTCTCCGTCTAAAGATGACAAGATTTTAGCTGTGGCGTTTAGATCAGAAGAATTGCGGATCCGTAAAGAATGGCCCTCTGTAGCTACGTAGTAACTGCTCTGATTACCTATGGCTCTTAGTCCTTGGAAGTTCTGAAAAGGTGTTAAGACCTGGCCGTAATAGATGGACTCTGCACCCCTAGTAAGAACTCCGCCTTTTATTCCGTTGTAATTGCGATCTGTCTGAAGGTCTCCCTCTCCTGAGAAATCTTCTCGAAACTCTATTGTGCATTGGCCAGGGCTGAAATGCAGATAGAGGATGAAAATCGTGATTAGCAACAGTTTAGAATAATGATACAATTATTACTCCTCCTCTCCCTACCCTCGCTGGTAGGAATTTTCATGAAGAGATGCCTTATCCCTTCACATGTTTCAGCAAGCCCCACAACATATCTTGCAAAGTTCTTATGGCACCGTAATCCTGGGCCATGGCCAGAACCTTGGAAATCTCCTCGGATGATACCTGGTCATCATCTGTTATCTCATCCAGGGCACAGACGCCCATTGCCACGCACTTGAGGCTTTTCTTGAATGCGACCCACGCATTCGGGTTAGCCAATTTTAGAGAGGCAATTCCTGCTGTTATTAGTTTCGAACCTGTGTCTTCAATAATTCTCATGGTCCTTTTCTCCTAATCCCCAGGCTCACCCCTGGGTATTTCTGGGACGCTCGCGTCCCGAGGCATTCATGCACAGGCTGCCGGCAAGGCAGCTCTAAAAGCAAGACCGCCCTGAGGGAAGACGGAGGCCCTGCAAAGAAGGCGGCACGTTTCCCAAAGGGCGGTCTATTTCCGGGCAGAGGTCGGGGCCAAAAATGGGGAGCATAATTCATTTAGTGAGGGAAAATGCGGGAATATGCATCGACCCGGCCCCTGCTTTCCGGTGTTGACGTGAATTGGCATAATGACTCTTTTCCATCGCACAAACCCTGCTTTACGGGTAGGAAAAGATGCTTATAAAATTGTGCTGAATAGAATTGGCACGATAATCGCTACGAAGAGCCCTATTACAAAGGCAGTCCGCAAGCCTTGCGAAACTCCAGCCTATTTTTCTTGTAGTAGATCCCTCAGAACGGGGTAATGAGGGCCTCTGCCCCAGACATTACGGCGCTTGCGGTAATCGATTTTGCGCTTTCCCTCAAATTTGAGCACTCCAGCGACCTGCAAGACCTTGGCTATGCCCTGGGTGGGAAGACCCAGCTCTTTGTAATCCACCTTCTCATGGGTTTCCAGGATCAAGAGCGAATCTGGATCAGCGCCAGCGTCCGCTAGCATTCGTAAAGTATCCTTTGGCCTGAACGGCATAAAAACCTCTATTTCTGCTTTGCCAACTCTGCTGCCTTAGCCCAATCTTCCGGCGTTGGGGCTCGGGGGAGGTAGACCACAGAGCCGGGAGCTTCACCCATCTCTTCGGCATAGATCTCCTCCAGCTCTGGATCGGCCTCAATCATGGCCAGCAGCTCCCTGTCGAGCTTGGCCATCTCTTTGAATAGCGCCTCTTCTTCCATCTCAAAGAACATATCTGGCTTCATTATTTAAATATTATTCTGCCTCTCTTTTGCTCTTTCAGCCTCCTGTAGCGCTCTATATCCTGCCTTGATTTTCTCCTGGGCTGCGACTTTTTGGGTTCAGTCCCGCAAACCGGGCAACAAGGAATCTGTCGCTTATCGAAAGTTACGGCATCCTGCTTGCAATGCGGGCACATTCGAGGCCGGAAGAGGGTGATATCCTCAAGCACTACCTTCTCAAAACCCCAGAAACGGCCAGCTTTGCCACCGTGATGTTCAGTGGCAAGTCTTGTCCCAGGTTCCCGGAGGGGCTCAAGAAACATCGACAGAGTCCCCCAGAAGAGATCTGCTCACGAGCGGGAAAGCCTGAGCATTAAAAGGATCAGTAATTCTTATTATATTTAAGGATTTGTAATAAGGTAAGGTACAATTCACCTCTGCACCTCCAAAGTAATATCAGATAGATCGGCATGGAGGGGCTCTAACTGGTCCATGAAAGCCCTGGCCAGGGCCTCAATATCGTTATCCAGCCCTGGAAGGTGCATCATGCGGGCCATCTCGGCCATGATCAAGAAGCTCATCTGAAGGTCAGATGGAAAGCTATGCATGTCGTATTCGTCTTCCCTGAGGCGGGCTGTGATCTCCTCCAGGGCGGTCCTGGTGCTCTCCAAGGCCACGGAGCAGGGGCGGCACATCCTCAATCCGCCACCTCCTGGGTCTCGACAGTCACCAAGACGCGCTTTCCCTTCGCTTCCTCAAGGAACTGGTTTGCGTCTCCGATGATAGACCCAGGCATTTCCAGGCTGAAATGGACGGAGCCCATCATGCCGAAGCTGGTCAGAAGAGTACCCGCAAACTCCTTCTTCATGAGGTCGCCCCCATTAGAGCGACCTCTTGCCAGGGCTCATAGGCCTGGCTATTGATACCCACAATTTGGCACATCTCGCTCACCACATTTCTTTTGCAAAATCCTGGTGAAACGCGATCTACAGGCTAGCCCGGAGAAGCAGATGTTTTACCCCTGCCAAGCGCCCACACGCTTAGGCAGGAACGAAGACGCCTCTCACACATGCCACCTGCACAAACCCACCTCACCAAATAATTGGATATTTCACGACTATTTAAATATTGTAGCAGTATGAGGAAAAAAACTAAGCTTAGTTTTGATCAAGTAAAATTTACATAAATATACGAAGCATAACGATTAATCGTATGAACTTTATGAATATATAGTTTCAATTCATGCAAAACTGTTTTATATTTTGTTGGCCACGGCAAATATAGAATAAGTAGTAAGAAACCTGTCTACAAGTGGGGGATGAAGGCAGGGAAGAATTAGGTCTTCGCGACGAAAAAGTATGGGCTTCTTCGTCGCAAAGCTTTGCAAAGCCAGTGGTGAGATGGTTTTGCGATGTGCCGACCTGCCTGAAATCTAGCGCCGATACATTCAGCCATGGCTAACCTAGAAGTAAAGAGGCAAGTCAGATGATATATGTAGAGCGAAAAGATAAAAGGCTTTGCTTTCCAGCCGGGTGCACCGCAACAAGCTTTTTTGGTCTCGCTGCAGCCCAAAATCAAACGGCTACGGCACATTCGAACAGCAAGATGCAGTGTGCTACATATAAAATTAAGAGAGCAAGAGTGACAAGGAGAGCTGCCCTTGCTCTCCCAGGCCTGATGCGAGTCTTTGGGAGGTTCGCACCACAGCAAGCAATCATGAATCTCGTAGCGAGCTGGGGTTTTCAGGCATGAATAAGCTTGCTGCATTTGATATAAACGATTTTCGCACTGCGCAGGAGCTTTCCTCCAGCGAGCCGGCTTCACTCAAGAGGACCATTGCAGAGCTCGAGGCCCGGATAATGGAGCAAGATTCACTCATTGCCCTGCAAAATGAGGGTTTCGAGAACCTGGCCCACAGGCTCAGGCAGCGAGAGCGTGAGATAATCGAGATAAAGAAGATGCGCAGCAAGACAGACCAGGGGCTCAACAATTCAACTGAGATTTTCACGCTCGCTCTCGAAAAGGAGAAGCTGGAGAGGGCCAACAGGAACATGGAGGCCCTGATCGAAGAGTTCGAGGAAGGCTTCCGGTCTCTTCTCTCCGAGCAACGCCAGGGGCTGGATGAATGCCTGGAGGACCTGGAGAAGCTCCCGGTCACACCGGAGACGAAGAGCCTCTACGCCCATGTAAAAAAGGAGTGGAAGGCCATAGAGACGGCCAAAAAACGCAATATTATAACACCAGTAAACGCCTTGAAACAATTGGCCGACCTGGAGAGAGCCGTTGTAACATTCATCTTAGGCAGGCCCAAGCTGAGCCTGACCACCGCAGAGGTGTTTCGGGCCGAGATTCTCCTGTACGCATTCAAAACCGATCGCAAATTGAAACAGCTTACCACTAACGATTCCATAAGGATCATCTCGACAAGAGAGGAAAAGAAGATCCACCAGAAGCAGGCCCTGCGAGCCATGCGCCGGGCCGCCTTCTTGTTTCCTGATAAGGTCAATTTTGAGAAGAAGGGCAAGGCTGCCAGGCTCATCAAAGTTGGAGATGGTATTGGCACGAATTCAGCCAGCCGATGCATAATGACAGTTTGTCACATGATTTGCCTTTGTGACAGTTTGTCACAGTCCTTCGGCGAGGTGTCGGAAGGAGTGATTTGTACATTAGGGGGAATCTTCAGGGATACAGTGGCCTTTTGAGATAAATTAATCCGGAAATATGGCATGTAACAGGATGTTATGTTAGTTTACGGTTTATTTGTCTCGGGGTTTTAGGTCGGGGAGTCTGAGGGGTCTAGAGAGAAACGGGGTTGTGACAAGTTGTCACGAAGGATGATATGACGCAAGGAAAATCCGGGTCGATGCATTCATCGTCAATCGGCTTGCTACAAAACAGGACCAATTATTTCCCAAGAGCCTTAAGATATTCTCGCGAATTACTGAGCCCTCATGTTGAGGTCAACATTCTTTAACTAAACTAGGTACTATATTAAAATTTGTTAATTTTAAATCCATAGAGCCCAATTGTAAGCTACGGATACGTATTAACACATACCGAGTAATCTATATTTATATAATAAATAAGTTTTATATTACAGTACTTTATATTCATTTTAGAAATAAACTTAAATATGACAGAAAAATACATTGTAATACATGGGCGAAGGGAAGACATCCGTTTGTGCGAGGATGGATGACGAGTTAGTCGACTGGATGGATCAACAAATTGAAGTGAAGAGATTCAGTACTAGAACCCATGCCCTTAACTACGCTATGTATGCACTAAAACAAGCAGAAACCGCTAAAAACCTCATAAAATAGGATGGGATCTAAGAGAAAAATAAAGAAATACTGCTCAGTCTAGGGCTGGCACCCTGGGCCGAACAACACATTAAGGAATTAGACTTATGATAGACGTAGCTATTGCTAGAATATATAATTTTGCATCGGGAGTGCAAAAGCAGAGGCCATTAGAGGATATTCCCGATAAACTTAGCTCGATACATCCCGAACACGCTCATCAACGCATTTTCAGAAAATCAATCCCCCCGAGAGAGGATATTATATTTTAGTATATAATAGTAGTAAATAATAGTTGAAAAACTAGGTCCAGTCCAGGGTTGCCGCCCTGGACAGGAATACTCCATGGGACACAGGAGCTTTACCTTATGACAGAAATAGCCTTAGCTAGGATAAATACCTTTGGGCCTTCGCCCAAAGCCGATTTTGTACCGCCAGATGATCCTATTGTTGAAATCCCTGCCTCGGAGCTGCAGGCCCTCTATAACTCCTCGGTGGCCTTATTCAATGATATCTTGGACATTGCCAGGGAGGAGCGGCTACTAGACAAGAAAGATTCCGCCGAAATGCTAATCAATGCTCAAAACACTATTAAAAACGAAAAATCGCCTATTCAGAAGCTTATTTTGCTCAATCTATTCATACAAAGAGCTTTCAAGCCCATCCGAGAGGCCATAGGCAGAAGGCCTGCCGCCAATGCCACAGAAAAAATAATTCAGGCATCCACAAAAATCAAGCTCCGGGCCATGATGCTTTTTGAGCACGTAAAGACCATCGCGAAGGGTGAGAATAGAAAGAAAGATTTTGCGTTTAGCTCTCCAGATGTCCGCACCTTCCTGGCGGGCAAAGAAGGCCAGGCTCCTAGCCGACGTGATGCTATTAGGGCAATGGAGAAAGCAGAAAGTCTTTTCCCAGCTCTGCGATGCGAACATACCCCTAACGATGGCCGCCAGACTATGCGCATTATTGCCAAGGTTGATGATTTAGATGGTTGCAATATTATAGAAAAAGGCGGTGAACGTAACAAATGGCAACGGTTCAAAATGACTGAGGTACTGCCCTTTATGAACCATAATATGAGTTGAAGAGATAAGTAGTGCACTGAAATTCACATAAAAAATATAAAATTATTATGTATATAATTATGCTTGATGCTTGCTTTAGTTGATCTGCTACTACCGTTTCGGTTTCGTTTCTATTATAATAGCAAGCAAATATTATTTCCTTGGACGGATAGATATCCTCTTCAGACCGTTGCCAAAGGAAACGAAATACACAATTTAAAAAAGTTTTTTATAGAACTTAAGATAATGATGATGACTCTCCTGCAAGGAAGATCAATAGCAGTAGGGCAAAAGAATCATATAGAACAGGCCATACTTACCATCCCGCTTTTATGTAATTCGTCTTTTCCTTTTGTGTAAAAATGGTCTACTGCTATCTTTTTCCGGCCAAACTACTTATCTTCGCCGGGCCAATAGACTTACTATGGCAGGAGTTCTTGAGCGAATAATCGGTCCTCAAGCCCAGAGGCGGTTGGTAAAGCGTTCCGAAAGGTCTCCCTGGGTGGATCCCAAGGTACTGGAGCTCCAGACGGCCATGGAGATCCTGGCCGAGGTCTTTGGCATTCAAATCTCGGAGGTGGAGGAGATGCTCCGGCAGCGTGGCGAGGTGGAGGTCCAATCATGCAGCGAGGAAAGTGCGCTTTGGCCGGAGAGTTTCTGTCTGGAGTGAATGCTTATTTCTCAGATTACGATATGACCTCTACATTTCTTCAATCTCTTTTTCGATCCTCTCAAATAGCTCAGGATATTTCTCCTTAAATGCGGCTTCCAGAGTTTCGCTCACTTCTTTGCTCATTGAGAACCTGGCTGTTGTGAGTTGCAAGTAGCGCAAAGTTGACATTACAAGAGTCGACCAGGTAGAGATCCTAGGGCTCTGTAGTCCCTCAGCAATGGCCTGTTCGAGAATTTCCTGGTCGACCGTTTCTATCATCTGCTTGTTCTTAATTACAGGAGAGCGTTGCCTGTTCTTGAGGCCTCTGACCCCAGATTTCTTTCGCTCTTTCTCCTTTTCACTTGGAGTAATTACTTCCGGTTTCTTACTAACTACTTCTGACTCATTAGTAATTACTTCCGGCTTCTTACTAACTACTTCTGACTCATTAGTAATTACTTCCGGCTTCTTACTAACTACTTCTGACTCATTA